AGCACCCGCCTTGTAAGCGGAAGGTCGTCAGTTCGACTCCGACAATCGGCACCAGGTAAAACCCCTTGTTTCCCTCCCTGCGAGTGAAACAAGGGGTTTTTTTATGTCTGGAGTGGGTAAATTAACTCCCCAAAAGGGATACTGTGGGGAACCATTTCCCCACAATTTACCCGCGTAATTCCCCAAATGTCCAGCATCCAACCCACTGCAAAAGGCTACCGCGCGCAGGTCGCTATCAAGGGTCAGCGCGATAGCGCTACATTCCCGACTAAGCGGGAGGCCCAGCAGTGGGCAGCCAAGCGCGAAATCGAGCTGCGGGTGGAAGCCTCCGGGTTGGGCACGACCAAGACGTTGGGCGATGCGCTACGGCGGTATGGCGAAGAAGTCAGCCCGACGCGCAAGGGGGAGCAGAAAGAACTCCTGCGCCTGGCCGCGTTTGAGCGCTCGGTGTTGCCGTGCAAGCTGCGGCTGCACCAGGTGCAGTCGGACCATATCGCCGTGTGGCGCGACGTGCGGCTGGCCGAAGTGTCGCCCGCATCGGTACTGCGCGATGTATCGCTGCTGTCGGCCGTTTTTGAGGCGGCCCGGCGGGACTGGAAGTGGATCACCAAAAATCCGGTGTCGGATATGCGCAAGCCACCCAAGCCGGCGCACCGGGAGCGCACGATCAAGTGGGGGGAGATCAAGCGGGTGCTGCGGGCGTTGGACTACCACCCTGGCCAGCCCGCGAAGTCGATTACGCAATCGGTCGGGCTATGCTTTATCGCTGCGCTGCGGACGGGGATGCGGGCAGGGGAGTTGGCACGCTTGGAGTGGGTGCGTGTGCACGCCAAGCATGCGCACCTGGACGTGACTAAATCGGGCGTGGCCCGGGATGTGCCGCTGTCTGTCAAGGCGCGCAAAGTGCTGGCCCAGGCACGCGGCTTTGATCCGGTGCTGGTGTTCGGGGTGCAGTCGGCGACGCTGGACGTGTTGTTTCGCCGGGCTAGGCTGCGGGCCGGGCTGGAGGGATTTACGTTTCACGATGCTCGGCACACGGCGGCCACGTGGATCGGCAGCTCCGGGCAGCTGGAGCTGCTGGAGATGTGCAAAATGTTCGGGTGGCGTGACCCGAAGCATGCGCTGATTTACTTCAACCCCACCGTGGGGGATTTGGCAGATAAGCTGAACTAGCGTCACGCGGCCCTGCGCATGCTCTGCGCGGCCTCCCACTGCATCACTTCGGCGCGGTTCCATCGGCCCTTTGCGCGCAAAGGTATTTCCCCTCGAAGTTCCATCGCCACCAGCGTTTTTGGATCTTTGACTCCATAACGCAGTTTCATTTCGTCTGTACCGATCCAGGGTGTGATGGCATGGACCAGGGCCGCGAAGTCGCGGCGCATGAGTGCTATTTCTGCGACGACAGTCTCGATAGTGCTCATGTTGCCTCCTTGTGCGCATCATCTATGCGCAGGGGTTGAAATGCTGGGTAATTGCTTCCGGGTTGTCCGGGCTGATTGCTTCCCGTGCAATCGTTTGCATGGTTCGCTGCTTTTGGGCACCGCTTATTCCCACAATATGTGTAAAGCGGAATGATGTTGTGGCAACCCATGGTTGGGCTGTGCGCTTCGTCGTAGTCTGTTGTTATCCAGCCAACTACCTTTTCGCCGTCGCCTAATTCGTCGGCTGTGTACCAGTCGTACATCCATGCTACTGGCTTTGCTGGCTGCGCAGCAAGAGCAGCCGCCGCACGCTCAAATAACCCAGCGGCATGTAGAAATGTGGGCACTTTCATACCTTTTAGCGCTGTGACGTTGTAAGCGCTGCGCAGGCTTGTCGCGTAGTCCGAGCATTCGGTGGCTAGATCGCTCATGCGGAAATCCCCCGGCTACGAATCTGCAAAGCCGCCATGGCCCCGGCGCGGACAAACAGGCGCGGCGGGGTGTAGAAGGTTTGGGGCAGCGTGAGCGGCACTTGGGTAAAAATGGTGGCGCTAGTGAACAGCACCTCGGGTTCGGGCTGCGCAGCCCGTGGCGGTCGCTGGCACCTTGCCACGGCTGCATGCACTTGGCGTATCTTGGGTGGCTTGGGTGTCGTCTTGTCGGCGGCCATGGCCAGCTTTCGCCCGCGAGGAGTTAGGTCGTAGGTCTGCCTGTATCCCCGGTTCGAGGTTTGTATCGATTGAAAGATGTAGGTGTACTCGCTGCGCAGCATGTAGCCTACCGACGACTGATGCAGGCCGGGCAGGTGATGGGTCATCTGCTGCTTTGTCATGGGCCCATGCTCTGCGATGACTCGGGCGATGTTGGTGGTGATGCTGGGTTTCATGTTTTTATTGGGGATATTCGCCGCTAGCGCAAGTTCAATTTGCGCAAGCAGCTATAAATTAAATAGCAAAATGGTTTTTAAGCTGCTAACCGCGCCCGCACGCTGCGCATCTGCTCTACCGACGCCATGCACGCCTGCAGCGCAATACCGTGGCGGTCTAGCTCGAGCAGTGAATCCATCACACTGGCGGCGGCGCGGGCAATGAGCAGTTCTTCGGCGTTAAAGCCCACCCGCCCGGTGCGCACAAAGCGGGCTTCCACGGCGGGGTGGATGGCCAGCACCTCGCGGATGGCGGTGTGGGCCTCGTCGGTAAAGGCCCGACCGTCCAGCGCCAGCAGGCGCAGCAGCTGGGCAGCGGTGTAGCCCGACTCCAGCCAGTCAAACAGGTCGGCTTTTTGCGCCGTGCCATGGGTGAACATGTGGATCAGATCCCAGTGGATGATCTGCACCGTGCTGACAGTGGCTGCCGGGGTTTTGGGCCGCCAGAATTTGGGCATTTGCAGCGTGGGCAACATGCTGGGGCGATGGTGTAAATGCATCATGCGGCCTTTGCTGCGTGCAGCAGTTCGATGTAATTTTTAACAAAATATGCGGCCCAGCCGTCGGGCGAATGGCGTTTGCTGACGTGATGCAGCGGGACGTTGCGCGGGTCCGTGTCGGGCTCAATGCCATCCAGCGAGTCCCATGCGTCCGCTTGCGCCATCGGGTGCAGCAGGTCGCGGCGCTCGGTGGCCAGGCTGACCAAATCCCAATGCTTGATGACCTGGGCGTTGTTGTAGTACGCGGCGGCACCGCTGAGTTGCGTGAGGGTGGCGTACTGCAGCATGTTTTCTAGCCGCTGCAGCGGGTTATCGGGCCCCGTGCTGTAGCCGGCCACCAGCGCCTTGACCGGGCTGGGTATGTCGCCCAGCAAAAACTCGTGCGCATCGTGCAGCAGGGCTCCCAGCGCTACGGCGGGTGCGGCACCGCTTTGCTTGGCCAGCGAGCACACATGCAGGCTGTGCGCGGCCACGCTCCAGGGCATGCGGGTGGCGCCGGCAAAGCGGGGCATGCGGCTGAGGTGGTGGGCCACATCGTGGATGTGGACTTGGCCCGACTGCGGCAGGGGTAGATCCACGCGGCGGCCGGAATGTGTGATCATGAAGTGCATAGGGCTTTTCGGGGTGCGGGGTGAATAAACGGGGCGCGGTGCGGGGTAGCCGCCAGCGCGCAGTGCGCCACCTGGGCGTGGATCTCGGCCTGGCCAAAGCGGCCCAGGTTGTGGCTGCGGATGCGGATGCAGTCGACGCGCAAAGCGGTGCCTGGGGGCAGTTGGTCGGCGTGCTGGCGGTGCCATGCCTGGGCTTCGGCCCCGGCCCAGGTGATGCGCCAGCCCACGGGCATTTGCATGCCGTGGCGGTCTGCCACCAGCAGGGTTAAATTAAAAGTGCCATCGGCGGCGGTGGTGGCCAGGGGTGGGACGTTGCCCAGGTACACCACGCCGGTGGACTGCATGCTGCTCATCGCGGGCCCCACAGGGTGGGAATGCCGTGTCTGAGGATCCACCAGACACTGCCTGCGGTAATGGCGACAGAGACAAACGCCAGCAACCAAAAGCCGATTTTTTCACCCAGCGAGACACGCTCGGGTGGCAGGTTGTCGATTTCGATAATCTTCTCGCCGTCGCGCTGAATAAGCCGCGCAGGACGGGTCTCGGTGAAGGGGGAGGGTTGGTAGCCGCTCATGGAAGCCGCCCATCGCGGCAGACCAAATGCCCGCCTTGTTTTTCAAAAAACATAGCAGCGTTGCCATACAGCGCGGTGCATTGGTCCTCTGCGGCCTGCCGTTGCGCGGCCCGCTGTGCGTCCGTGTCGCTACCCAGCGGCTCAGCGTTGTAGCCAAAAGCGGCGGGCAGCATGAGTGCTGCAATGATAAAACTTAGGCCCAGCGTCACTTTTAAGCGCGGGCTCATGCTGTCTGCCCATGGCTCGAGCTGCTTGTTGGGGCCAAGCCGCCGCTGGCCTCAAGCCAGTAATTCAGGGAGGTGCGAGCTTCCTTCTCAACCGCGCGTATGGATTGGTGCAAAAAGTGACGGGTCGGCTCTGAAGACGAGTCAAACACGCGAGTAAGCAACTCTCTGGCTGCGTGCAGCATGCCCAGGTCGTACAGAAAAAAGCCGCGCCAGGTGGCAGCTTGCTCTTCTTCTTCGGCCGCGTGGCGCTGCAAATTTGCAGCTGCTACCCGCCGGTTGGCGGCAATGACCTGGGGGGAGGGGGGAAGCGTGGAAATCATGAGGGGATTCCTTTAGGGCGTAAAAAAGCCCGCTGGGGGCGGGCTGGGTGTTTGAGATGGGGAAATAAATCCACAACACCGGCTCGCGGCGCTGTGGGTTTGCCCCTCTTGCGAAGGGCTTTCTCTGCACCATCGTGTGGGTGCTTGTCTGTTCCCAGACCACTGCATATCGTGTATCGGCTCATATGCGTCCTAGGCTGTCGCACTCGTCTGGCTTGCCGCGCCAGAGTCTCAGCGGTCCTCGCGGCTTGTGGGCTGCAATGGCTTACTATACCTTTGGGTATTGTAAAAGTACATACCCAAAGGTATATTTATTTTTAGCTCTGTAATCGTTGGCATATTGCGGGTGCGTTTGGACGCTTATCCCTAAGGAATATTATGGAAATATTGGATTTTGTAGAGTTACAAAGCCAGCGCAGTGCGGCCTACAGCATTGGCGGCATGGAGTCGATGCGCACCTGGGCGCATACGGTGTTAGGTTTGCAGTTGGGTGGCGCGGGCGTAAAAAAACCGCCTCGAAGGGCGGGTGGTTGTTTGTGTTTATACGGCATTGACGTATAATCAGATTATGCAAATCAACTTCACCCAGCACGCTTTGACCCGGATGGCAGAGCGCGGCATTAGCCAGGCTGAGGTGTTGCAAACGCTGGCTGCGCCGCTGCTGAATGTGCCCGCTGACAATGGGTGCTTTGAAGCCAGGGGCATGGTTCAGCGGAGCAAAGGCCCGATGCTGTTGCGCGTGGTCTATGCGAATGGCGTGGTGCTGACCGTCATCACTGTGATACCCACAACCCAATTTAAGAGGTACGGACTATGAAAATTGAATACGATCAACAAGCCGACGCGATGTACATCCGCTTGGCTGCGGGCACTGTGGTGGAGAGTGATGAGGTGCGCCCCGGTGTGGTGATGGACCTGGATGCCAATGGCCGGGTGCTGGGTATTGAGATGCTGGGCGTAAGCCAGCGGGCCGACAACCCGCGTGAAATGTCACTGGAGTTGGTGGGTGCTTGAGCCAGCAGCCCGCACGGCAGCGGCGCAGGCACGCAGTGCAGTAGGTGTGTCGCAGGCCGAATTCGCCAAGTTACTGGGGGTGTCTGTGCGTACCCTGCAAGAGTGGGAGCAGGGAAGGCGCGAGCCCTCTGGGGCGGCTAAAACGCTGTTACGGGTTGCCCAGCTAGCACCCGAGGCGGTTAGGCTGGCGGCGTAAAAAAGCCCGCTGGGGGCGGGCCGGAGAGCTGATTCTTAAGTCGGTGGGTCTATGTCAACCAACACCGCGCCTTTGATTTTGTTGCGGAGTTGGACCGCCTTCACCTCGAGGCGAATCATTTTTCTATTTCGGGCTGCATCCCAGATTTTCTCATCTTGCGCCTGGGTGAAGTCCGCGCTATCGTATTCGACAAAGAATTCTCCGGGTATTGAGGCACCTCCAAGGATGAATTTAAACGGGTTTACGGAGCCATCCACATGAAGTATTCGGAAGTCCCCGGTTTCATGAATCGAATCGGTAGTGGTTTTGGGGGCTCGTTTACGCATGCTGGCAAGCTCATCTTCATCCAGCTCAACGATTCCAATCTTGACGCTTAATGCGTTTGTGGCGCGAACTGCAATGTCTGTCAGGCCATTGGCGGTTGCGTCGGCGAAATGGCTGAGTCGCTCATCGCGGGCCACGATCTGGGCGATTTTGTCAACTATCCCGACCTGAGCACCTGTCGCTATCTTGAGGCGTTCGGTCTCCTGTAGACCCCCTATGCCCGCAGACTTTGCCTTAAAGTGCTCGGTCATTACATGCTTACCGAGCCAGCCAGCCGCTAAGATCGCGACCACACTGATCACAAGCGCTTGAATTTCACCAGCGGTCATGCTTGCAACCGAGTCTGCGATAATTTTAAGAAGGCCATTGCCGAATTCTCCCGCATCTATTTTGATTAGGGTGCAGCCTTTTTGCACATCTATGTGCAGCTCAATGGCTTCCTTTTGGGACTTGGTGAGTCGGCTGTCTCGCCCTTCTTTCCCTGTGATGGCAAAGCGAGCAGCACGATAGAGTTCATCTTGAAGCTCGCTTAATCCGCGCGCAAGCTCTCCAGTAAGCCTACCATCAAAAAGATTCCCCTCGATTTCGATCTCTAGGGTTTTCAACCCGCCTTGAAATTTTATCTCGAGCGGTGCACCTTGGGCTTCGACAGCATGCAGTAGGTATTCCAGGGCCTCGTCAATACTCGAAAGAACAACTTGGGTCATAAATTTCCAGGTTAACTTATGTACGCTGGCGTAACGGAACACGCAGCTTGGCGGCCATGGCCATGGGCGATTGGGTGGGTAACAGCGTGGCCGCCCCGCACTGTGTGCAGACTTTTTGCTTTGTCATCATGCGCCACAGCGAGTACACGATGCCGGGGACGATAAAGCACAACTACAACACAATTTCAATCCAAATCGTGCCCCTGGTTTTGAGTTTAGTGGGGCCTTCGTGGCCGCAAGTGCTGCAATACAGGGTGGTTTGAGCGCTTGGCCAGAGGCTTTTAAAAAGCGAATAGAGGGCATAAAAGAGCGCAATCGCAATGATCCAGTGCCAGACAGTAAATGAACCCATTGCTTCCTACATGTGATTTAACGAAATAATATATTCGCGCGCTTTTAAGAGGCGCTGCGTCTTTTATTGTGGATTGCTTTCTTCTCCCACTTGCTGATGACGATGTCCATCTGATCGTCAATGTCTGCGACCGCCTCGGCGTACTTTTCGGTTCCGAGCATGATTCTTAGGCCTTGAAGGCGTTGGTACCCAGTATTTTTGAAGGGCCAAATAACCGAATTTACTGGAATGACATTGGTTGCATCCGTGGCTTCATTGGCTGCATTTACCAGCTCGCCAGGCTTGGCCGGCAAATCTTGGCCGAGTGGCAGGTCAAACCAGCCAGGACACAGCTTAAAGCTCTCGCGGATGGTGGTCATCTGAGTCAAGCCGAGATTCTTGCGGCCTTTTTTACCGGGTATGTAGAGCAGGCGCGATACATACGACACGTCTATGCCGGTGGCATCGGAGAAGCTGCGCTGGCTCAGTTGCAGGTGTTTTATCAGCTCAACTAGGCGCAATCTCCAGTGTTCTTCTGCTCCTGTTTTCATAGGACTAGATTGTCGCCAAGATATACCACCAGGTAAATGCCCCCGGGGTATTTACTAAAAAGATACCTTGGGGTATATTTCAGGGTATGCATCCCATTCTTCAATACCTCAACAGCCTGCCGGTGCCCGACCAAGCGGACTTCGCGCAACGCTGCGGCACCAGCCTGGGCTACCTGCGCAAAGCCAGCTCTATTGGGCAGCGTTTTGGCGAAAACCTCTGCATCAACTTCGAGCGTGAAAGCGGCCGTGCTGTTGTTTGCGAGATGCTGCGCCCAGATGTTGATTGGGCTTATTTGCGTGGAACACAGGTGCCTACTGCCCACGCAGCTATTCAATGTGTAGCAAATGTGCCCCATATCGAGCCAGCCGCCGCCGGCTGCTAGCACCCGTCTCTCAAACACCCCAACGGAGATATCACCATGTACCCAAACCCCGATGACCTGCAAGACAAGGTTTTTACCGTGCGCTTGAACAAAGCCAGCCAGCTGTTTGTGCTGGCTATGAGTGCCAGCACGGGCATCCCTCCCGCCGTGATTATTCGCAAAGCGGTGGAGCAGAGCAGGGCGGCGGTGGTAGGGCATGTGCTGGATGATCGCAAGCCCGGGCGCGATCGTCGAGCTGCTGTGCAGGCGCTCCCCGGCAGCTATTGAGCTGCTGCGAATGGATATCTTAGTTACGTTGCCCCCAGCCGATGCTTTGGAGCTTGAAGTGCAGGCCCAGCTGGAGGGGGTTTCGGTCGATGTGCTGGTGAACCGGTTGCTGCTGTCGCTGAGCCTGCGCTCGGCCGAGGCGGCAGGCCTGACAGACCCACGTTTCGACCATGGGCGCGCGCAGAGCCAGCCCCTAAAATTTCAACATTGATAGCAAAAGACCTTTATGAATACTACCTCTGCCCAATCTTTGGGTGCTGTGGGTCAGCGTACCGAGAAGACGGACGCAGATGCAATTGAGAGGGTTATCCGCGATGCCTGCCGCGCAGGTGCAAAGGATATCTCAGGGCGGGAGATCCAGGCAGTGCTACGTGCCACCCGCCATGAAGGGCATGGGATGAGTGACAGCGCAATGGAGGCCGGCAGCATTTCGGCGCGGGTTACTAAATTGGTAACAGCGGGCCGGGTGCTGCGCGCTGCTGAGTCACGCAAATGCACGGTGACGCAGCGGGATATCTTGCCGCTGTCGATGCCGATGGTGCAGGGGCGGCTGGTATGAGCTTTGAGTCCGTGGCGTGGGCATTACCTCAGCCGGTCAGCGGCACAAAAAAGGTTTTGCTGATCGGTATTGCCAGCCATGCCGATAAGTACGGTGATAACGCTTGGCCGTCTATCCCTACTTTGGCTGAGTACGCTTGCGTGAGTGAGCGCAATGTGCAGCATGCCTTGAATGCGTTGGTGGATGAGGGGTATGTGTTCCGCGACTTGAACGAGGGTGGCTCGCGCCGCGTGGCGGGTCATATGCGGCCCAATTTGTACCGCTTGAACATGCTTGGCAAGCCGGTGGTTTCGGTTGCCGATAAGCCCCTGTCTCCAGCATCACCCGGTGTCGGCAGCGACACCCCCCCGGTGTCGCCAGCATCACCCCCCCCGGTGTCGGTAGCGACACCCCCCCCGGTGTCGCCAGCGACACCCGAATCTTCCATGGAACCATCCATAGAACCATCCAGTAAGAAGAAAGGCGCATGTGCGCCCACCTTGCCGGGTGTGCCGGATGGTGTGTTGCAGGATTTTCTAAAAATCCGGGCCGCCAAAAAAGCACCGTTGACTGAAACCGCCGTGCGGGGACTGCAGCGGGAAGCCGATAAGGCCGAGTTGACCCTGACGCAGGCGATTGAGGTGTGCTGTGAGCTGGGCTGGCTGGCTTTCAATGCGGAGTGGTATGCCCAGCGGCAGGCCAAAACTGCCGTTACCCAGGGTGGGGGTGCAGCAGTAGGCCAGCGGGCTGAAACGCCCTACCAGCGGTCGATGCGCGAGCGTGTCGCAGAGTTCTCGCCCTCGGTGGCACGCCGTGCACCAGGCCCTATTTTTCACACTTTGGAGGCTGAATATGCCGCTGTCCGCCGAATCGATTGAGTGGTTGTTTGGCCGCCTGACTCTGACCTACGGGCGTGACTTTTTGGCCCGCTACGAGGGGCAGGATGCGCAGGCCGTGGCGGGATCGTGGGCCCATGAGTTGGCCGCTTTTGCGCCCTGCATGCATGTGCTGGACTGGGCGCTGGAGCATTTGCCAGTCAAGCCACCAAGTGTGCTGGAGTTCCGGGCGCTGTGCCGGGCCGCGCCTGCAGCCGTGTTGCCGCGGCTTGCTGCACCTGCCGCTGATCCTGCGCGGGCTGCTGTAGCACTGAGGCGGCTGGCCGAGTTAACCGCCCAAATTAGAAGAACCCCCCAGGGTAATGCGCGTGACTGGGCGGATCAAAAGCTGGCAGAGCATGCGGCGGGAAAGCCGGTTTCACTGTTCTCCCTCAAGTCTGCCCGGCAGGTGGTGCGCATGCGGGCGGTCGCGTGACATGCCCGGACTGCACTGCGACATCAATCAACCGGCTTTCGGGCCGCTACAACATGCGATGCACGGCATGCTGCGCACGGCTGGTGCTGTCCGCGCAGCCGAGCCGCCCCCAGGCGGCGGGCATGCTGGCCGTGATTGCCCGGTTCAAGGGTTCGCCCAGTCGGCCCGAGGTGCTGGCGTGCGTACGCCATACATCGGCGAAACCCTGCTGAGTAATATGTTAATAGCCCTTTCTGTAGTGCGTGGGCTGCTATGCAAATAGTAGTATCGACCAACTTTCCGCAGCTCAAGGTGGCGCTTGAGGAGGCAGGGCGGCAGGGCGCGTTTGCCATGGCCAAGGCGCTGACACTTACGGCCCGCGATGTCAAGGCGGCTGAGGTGGAAGCGATGCGTGGCGCGTTCGATAGGCCCACCAACTTCACCCTGAATTCGCTGTATGTCAAGGGCGCGACCAAGGCTGACCTGACCGCCCGGGTCTGGTTCAAATGGAGCGACCGGCCCAACCACTATCTGCTGCCACAGGTGCACGGTGGTGCGCGCCCACTCAAGCGCTTTGAGGAGGTGCTGGTCAAAGCGGGTTATATGTACGCCACCGAGCGCGCTGTACCAGGTGCTGCTGCTGCGCTGGATGCCTTTGGCAATATGAGCCGGGGTCAGATCATCAAGGTGCTAAGCCAGCTCAAGGCGTTCAACCTGGCTGGCAGCAGCGCCAACGCCACCACCAGCCGACGCAGTAAGGGTAAGCGGGTACAGGAGGAGTACTTTCTCAGCCGTGGCCCACGCGGTACGTCTGTGGGGCGTGGCGCATGGAAGGGCGGCAACAAGGTGCAACACCTGCCGCGCGGTGTGTGGGTGCGCCGCAGCTTTGCGCAGGGCACATCGGTCAAGCCGGTTCTGCTGTTCGTCAAGTCCACGTCCTACCAGCCGCGCTTCAAGTTCTTCGACGTAGCCAACGCCGTGGTGCAAGAGCGTCTGCCCATCCATTTCGATGCCGCCTTCATCGACGCCATGCGCACAGCCATCCCGCGCACGCAAGGAACTCTCCTATGACCAGCCACCCCCCCCCCCATCTTGGGTCCTTCCCGGGAGGTTGGCGGCAAGGGTAATTCGAGGCCCGAGAACGCGCTAGCCGGTTATTTTCCCGCTAGGTAAACACATAACACTTTGATAACACCCACAGGAAATCTATGAATTACCAGGTCGCAAAATCCATTGTCCAGCAGCCTATTGCTGCCCTGCTTCCTTATGCGCGCAACAGCCGCACCCACTCGGAGGAACAGGTGACGCAAATCGCCGCTTCGATTAAGGAATTCGGTTTTACCAATCCCGTTCTGGTGGATGACGCAGGCGGCATCGTCGCCGGCCATGGTCGCGTACTGGCGGCAAAAAAGATAGGCTTGCTTGAGGTACCCACCATCAACGTCGGCTGGATGAGCGAAGGCCAGCGGCGTGCCTATGTGATCGCCGACAACCAGCTCGCGCTCAACGCCGGCTGGGATGAGGCGGTGTTGGCCTCTGAAGTCGCTTGGCTGGCCGAGCAAAACTTCGACACCGACCTGCTCGGCTTTGATGTAGATTATTTGGACGGCTTGCTTGCTGGTGATGACGAGGATGGCGGCGGCCTGACAGACCCCGACGAGGTGCCCGCAATCCAGGAAACCCCAATCAGTAAGTTGGGCGACGTATGGCTGCTGGGCAAGCACCGGGTCATGTGTGGGGATTCAACCAGTATCGAGACGGTTGAAACATTGATGGCGGGAAATCTTGCCGACCAGCTGATCACAGACCCCCCCTACAACGTCGCTTATGTAGGCAAGACAAAAGATGCAATGAAAATTCAGAACGACAGCATGGACGATGAGAGCTTCCGTCAATTCCTGCGGGATGCGTTCGTTGCAGCAGATGCAGTTATGAAATCTGGCGCAGTGTTCTACATCTGGCACGCCGATTCGGAAGGCTACAACTTCCGTGGAGCCTGCAAAGACTCGGGCTGGAAAGTCCGACAGTGTTTGATCTGGAAGAAGCAGACGCTGGTCATGGGTCGCCAGGACTACCACTGGAAGCATGAGCCTTGCCTGTACGGGTGGAAGGATGGCGCCGCGCACCTGTGGGCCACTGACCGAAAGCAGACCACGATACTGGAGTTCGACCGCCCCTCGCGCAGCACGCTGCATCCGACCATGAAGCCGGTTGACCTGATCGAATATCAGGTTTTAAACAACACCAAGGGCCAAGACGTTGTGCTTGACCTCTTTGGAGGCGGCGGCTCAACCCTGATCGCATGCGAGAAATCTGGCCGATATGCCCGTTTGATGGAATTGGACCCCAAGTATGTGGACGTGATCGTCCGCCGCTGGTGCGAGTTCACCGGCAAGCAAGCCACGCACGCAGCCACTGGCGCGACGTTCGCAGAGGTTGAGGCCAACAGCGCCATGGCGGTAGCAGAGTGAACGGCGTTGGCACCCGCTGGGCGGTGGTCGGCAGGCTAATTGCTGCCGTGTCGGATGGAAGCCTCCGATGACAACAGAGACTGCCCGCGCGTTTTACCGCCGCCAAGACTGGAACCCTGGCTATGGCCACAAGGTCAAGACACAGGGGCGGTTGGTAATAGTGGTGGTGGATGGCAAAGAGCTGGTGGACGTGGAGGCCAGCATTGCCCGCATGGCTGCCACTGCTGACCCCGGAAAAATGCACATGAGTGATGTCAACGAACGCCAACGTGAAACGCATCGTGGCAACGCCTACAGCGCGCCAACGCCCGAGCGAACGGGAGACTCGGGGGGGAGCAAAAACGCTAGTTACATGCAGGCCAAAACAATGCGCGAGGTATTCGAGGCCAAGACAGCGCAGCTGGAATACGAAGAGCGCGTTGGCAAGTTCCTGAAAAAAACCGAAGTTGACTCGGCCATTTTTGAAATTGCCCGGGCCTTGCGTGACGGCCTGACCAACTGCGCCCGGCGCATCGGCGCTGATGTGGCCGGGCTGACCAACGCGGCCGACTGCGAAGCCGTGATTGACCGCGAGCACCGCGCGCTTCTCGAAAGCATGATGCACCGCATCGACAGCCAGCTCGGTGCCCGCCAGGAAAGCGCTGCCGCATGACGCCAGGTGCCGAAATCGTGGGGCCCGCATTCAAACGCGGCCTCCAACCCGACCCCAACATGACCGTCGACCAATGGTCCGACGAATACATGATCATCCCCAAGGACTCCGGCGCCAACGAATACGGCAAATACCGCACCTCCCGCACCCCGCACGCCCGCATGGTCATGCAGGCCCTGTCCGACAACCACCCCTGCAAGCGCGTCGCCCTCATGGGCGCTTCGCAAATGCTCAAAACCCAAGTTGGGCTCAACTGGTTTGCCGCCAGCGTGCACCAGTCGCCCGCCAACTTCCTGTGGATCCTGCCCACCGGCAAGCTGGCCAAGCGCACCAGCACCCGCATCTCCAAAACCATCGCCGCCGTACCCCAACTGGTCGAGCGCGTGGCCGCGCCGCGATCACGCGACTCCGTCAACACCCTGGACACCAAGGAATACATCGGCGGCTCGCTTTTCATCGTCACCGCTGGCGCGGCAGCAAATTTGTCCGAAGTGCCAGCCCGCCGCGTGCTATTCGACGAAGTCGACCGCGCCGAGGCCAACGTCAACGGTGAAGGAGACCCTGTCGCCCTGGCCGAAGCCCGGCAAACCACCTTCGAGCGCAACCGGAAAGCCTACTACCCCTCCTCGCCCACCATTACCGGCGAATCCATCATTGAAAAACTCTACCTGCGCGGCACCCAGCACGAAGCCCTGGCCGACTGCGTGCACTGCGGCCACGCCCAGCCGCTGCACTTCGAGCGCTTGACCCTGTCGGATGATGGACAAAACGCCATGTACCCCTGCACCGAGTGCGGCGCCTACATGATCGAAAGCGACAAAAGCCGTATGTTCGAGCGCGGCGCCTGGTCCGAAGGCGTCGCGGGCGACGGCGAAACAATCAGCTTCACCATCAGCGGCATGTTCCTCCCCTACGGCTGGCTGCCATGGATCGCCTTGCTGCGCGAATACGGCAAAGCCAAGGCCAAGCTAGAGGAGGGCAGTGAAGAATCCATGATCGCCTTCTACAACACCCGGCTGGCCCGCTGCTGGGAGCGCCAAAAAGAGCAGACCAAATACGACGAACTCATGCAGCGCGCCGAAGCCTACAAGCTGGGCCAAGTGCCTGCCGGCGGCCTCAAACTCACTGCCGCCATCGACACCCAAAACGACCGGCTAGAGCTCAAGGTAGTCGCCTGGGGGGAAGGCATGGAATCCTGGATCATCGACTACCAAATCATCCAGGGCTCACCCGCCGAGGACGCCACCTGGGAGCGCGCAGACGATCTGCTCAAAACCCGCTACCGCCACGCCGGCGGCGAAATGATGGCGATCGATGCGGCGTTCATCGACTCGGGCGGTGCGCACACGCAAGACGTGTACAACTTCACCTACACCCGCAAACGCCGCTACGTCTTCGCCATCAAAGGCGCCAGCCGCCCCGACCGCCCCATCCTCTGCGCCAAACCCACCATCGTGGACATCACCTGGCGCGGCAAGACCGAGCGCCAGGGCGCGCAACTCTGGTTCATCGGCACCGACACCGCCAAAGATTACTTGGCCAGCCGCTGGAAAAAAGCCACTGGCCCCGGTGCCGTCCACTTCTCGCAAGACCTGCCCGAGGACTACTACAAACAACTCACCGCTGAGTACCGCACCCACGCCTACAAACGCGGCCGCAAGGTCAGCATCTGGGAGAAAAAGCAGGCCGACCGCAATGAAGCGCTCGACCTCATGGTCTACAACCTGGCCGCCGCCTACCACCTCGGCCTGCACAAAAAGACCGAATCCCACTGGCAACAGCTACGCGACCGCCTCAACCCGCGCAACCAGGACCTATTCGCCCAGCTCGAACACCTGCAGCCCGCCACGCAAATCAGCATCGAAACAACACCTGCACCAATAAACACAAGCGCAGAAAGCTATCAAAACAGTAGCGTAAAAGCAGTGGCGAAACCCATCGTCCGCCCGGCCTCAACACACACATTCAGAAGAGATTGGTAACCATGGCCTCCACACAGTCAAAACTCGACACCCTCGTCCAGACAGAACCCGACCTGGTCGACCGCATCTTTGACTACATCCTGTCCGACCCCGCCATGGCCGCCGCCTTGCGCAGCCGACAGACCGATCCCGTGGACGACCTCAAAGCCGCCGTGCGCGCCGAATTCCAGGGCGAAGAATGCTACATCACAGGCCGCCGCGTCCAAGCAGCCAACGTACTAGCTCTATTCAACGGCCGCAACGCCAGCGAAGTCGCCCGCCGCCTAAATATCAGCCGCGCCACCGTATATCGGCACATAAAACAGCCCGGAAAACCGCCGGCACTGCTAGAAACTGTCTCAAGTTTCCGGGAAATGAGACAGCCCGGCGGTTAATTTAGTCGCTTTACAGCCCGACTAAACCACCCCCCACCCATGGCATTTACACAAAGCGACCTCGACAACGTCAACTCCGCCATCGCCACGGGAGAGCTAAAGGTGGAGCTGAACGGTCGCATGGTCATGTACCGCAGCATTGACGAGTTGCTAAAGGCCAGAACCATCATCACCAGCGACCTGGCCGCCAATTCGGCAGGCATTGGCACCCGGCGCGGCAGCTTTCGGGTCAACTTCTCCACCCACCGGGGCGACTAAATGGGCATCAATCTACTCGACCGCCTGATCGGCATCGTCGCCCCTGACACCGGCCTGCGCCGCCTGCGCTCACGCACCCTGCTAGAGCGCGCCTACGAAGGCGCCAGCCCGCGTGACGGCTGGAAACCGCGCCGCCCCGGAGCCAGCGCCAACACCGACCACCGCGCCGACGCCGCTACCCTGCGCGTTCGCGCCCGCGCCCTGGTGCAGAACTTGCCCTACATTTCGCGCGGCCTGGAGTCGCTGGTAGCCAACATCATCGGCACCGGCATCTCGCCGCGTTCGCTGGCCGCCAATGCCGAGGCCATCGACCAGCTCTGGAACGACTGGTGCCGCGTCGCCGACGCCGATGGACGCCTCGACTTCAACGGCCTGCAGGCCGCCGCCTACCAGGCCATGGAACAAGACGGCGAGGTTCTGGTTCGCCTGCGCAACCGCCGCCTCGAAGACGGCCTGCCCGTGCCGCTGCAAATACAACTGCTCGAAATCGACTGGCTCGACAGCAGCCGGCACGGCACCAATGGCCTCAACCACATCACCAACGGCATCGAATACGACCCCCTGGGCCGCGTAACCGCGTACTGGCTGTACGACCAGCACCCCGGCGAAATCAACGCCTACAACCGGGGGCGTTCCACCAGCTACGCCGTGTCAGCCGCCAACATCATCCATTTGTACAAACCAAGCCGACCCGGCCAAGGGCGCGGCATCACCCGCCTGGCGCCCATCATCGCCCGCGTGCGCGACCTGCAGCTCTACGAAGACGCCGAACTCCAGCGTAAAAACCTGGAAACTCGCCTCTCCGTGGTTGCTAGCGGCGATGTGGCCAGCATGAGCATGACCGAGAGCGACAGCGAAGCCGCCGTGCGCGCCACCGGCGAACTCGGCACGCTGGCCAGCGGCGGCATCACCCAGGTGCCCGCCGGCGTGAACCTGACCGTGGTCGAACCCAAGGCTGCCCCCGGTTACGTCGATTACGTCAAATACCAGCTCCATTTGATTGCCGCCGGCATGGGCGTCACCTATGAAATGCTCACCGGCGACGTGCGCGAAGTCAACTTCTCCAGCGCCCGCGTTGCCCTGCTTGAATTTCGGCGCGGCGCCGAACAAACCCAGTGGCTCACCCTGATCCCCAAGCTACTCGACCCCATCTGGCGCGCCTTCATCGACGCCGCCGTGCTCTCAGGCAAGCTGCGCACCACCGACTACAGCCTGGACTGGTCCACCCCCAAATGGGACTACGTCAACCCCGAGCAAGACGTCAAAGCCGACCTGGCCGAAATCTCCGGCGGCTTGTCCACTATCAGCGAAAAGCTGCGCCGCCGTGGTTACAAGCCCGAGCTGGTGTTTGCCGAACTCAAAAGCGACTTCGACCGTTTGCGCAAAGACGGCACGCTTGATTTGCTGCTGCAGCTGCAAACTGGCCAGGCCCCGCAAGTCAACCCGGCACCCGCCGCCGCTGCCCGCGCCGCTGAGCAGGCCGACACCCATGCCGCCTTTGACCAGATCCGCCTGGACATGCAGCAACAGCAAAACATGATGGGCAACCTGCTGGCCGCTGCCGAGCGCGCTGCTGTGCAAGCGTCGGCACACCGCGAAACGCCTGCCGCGCCCGAAATGCACTTCCATGCGGCGCCCGTTACTGTATTTCCGCCCGAGGTGCATGTCACCGCGCCTGAAACCACCGTCAACGTCGAAGCCGTCATGCCCGCGCCCAACGTGCAAATCCGCAACGAAATCACCACCCCCGAGCCGGTAGTACACCTCACGACCTCCGTGCAACCCGCCACCGTCGAAGTCACCGCCGTGCTGCCGGCCCGCACCACCGACACCGTCATCGAGCGCGATGCACGCGGCCACATCGTGCGCAGCAGCAGCACCGAGCGCGACACCTGAATTTCCCCCCTGTGCCCTCCCTTGATTTGACAAAGGTTTTTTGATGATCGCCTCTTCTATCGGAATGTTCACCACCGTGGACTTGAACAACGCCGCCGCCAGCTACTACTGGCGCGGCGAAAAACTTGGCCACGTCATCTCCTGCCTGGCGATCCACTCGGGTAAGCAAAAGCGCGTATCTCTGCGCGTGCTCGACCCGGCCCGCGTGCAGCCCGCCCTTGACGCTGACGAACGCAAGCGCCTCAACAGCGTGTACGCCGAAATGCAGGCGGCCGACATCATCATCCTCAAATCAAAAGGAGCATAACCATGCCCAGTGAATTTCTACTTATCACCCCACCCGAATGGATCGTTGCGGAAAACCCCAACGACATGATTTTTGCGTATGGCGAAGAAGGCCTGGCCGCTGCCATCACGCGCCAGGAGTGGGGATTCTTGGAAGAAGTCGTGCGCGCAGGCGGCTACCTGCCCGAAGGCCAAACCCTGGTCGAGATGCGGATGCTGTCGATAGGCACCGACGATGCCACGCGCCTGCGCCTGTGGCTGCGCTTTGACCCCATCGCACCCCACGCCTGACCCCCTTAACCCCAAGCCTGACCCATGCCCTCCATCCGCGACACCTCCTGGGCTACCACCACGGTAGCCACCGGAACCACGCTCACCATCCCAACGCCGACCTCGGCGGCCAATGACCTGCTGCTGGCAGTGTTCATGGCCGATACCACAGGTGGTGCCTGGACGAGCGCGGGCTGGACGCATGTGGCAGGCTCACCGTTTCTCAACACCAGCCAGCTGATCGTTATGTGGCGGCTTGCCGTCGCCACCGAGGCAGTCAGCTACACCTTCACCGGCGGCACGGCCAGCTCCTACAACGGCGCGATCATCTCCATCCAGGACGTCAACACCACCCTGCCGTTCGGCACCACGGCCGTCGTCAGCTTTGTGGCGCAGGCGGCGGCGGCCAAATTTACCTTGCCCTCGATCACCACCACGGTGGCCAACTCCCTCGTCATGTACGCCTGCTGCAACAACAATTTGGGCGTGCCCTCACTGCTCGAAGGCCCGGTCGCTTCGCTGGTGGCCGCTGACGGCGTGGCCGAATCCCTGGGCATCGGCTGGGGTTTCCAGGCTGCCACTGGCGCCACCTCGCTGGCCGTCGGCGCATCCAACGTCACCACCGGCGTGGGCGTCAAACTGGCGCTGCAGATTGCCCCACCGACGACCGGCGCGGTGGTCATTCCGGCCTACTGCGCCGCCGACCTGGCCGTGTATGTCAACCCCCTCAACGGCGTCACCGCATACAACGGCGACACCGCCATGGCAGCGACTGCCGACACCAACTTCGGCACCGCGCTGGGCGGCTTCACCGCCGCCGACGCAACCGTGGCAGCAGCCACCGACGTGGGCATCAACTCGTTCCACTCGGCCGCCCGCCTGAACAACGCCACCGGCACCAGCACCCTGGCTGGGGCTGAACTGGTGCTGGCCGTAGCCAACCGGCCCAGTGTCGCGGGCAAAAACATTCTGGTCCATGTGGGCCCCTCGACCGAAGGCCAGTTACAGCGCTTTTCCTCCATTGCCTCGGGCCGCGGCATCTGGTTTGGCATGCGCTCGGGCGCAGCCGCGAATTACAAAATCTGGCAGGTCTACGGCTCCGAACTGGGCTCGCTGCGCCACCAGCCGGTGGTGATCAACAGCGCTGCCCTGAATGTCAAGGCCACCAACGGCACGCTGGATCCGGCCATCATCCTGTCCTTTGGCTTCTGGCTCAGCGGCACCGGCGTGACGACCACGGTGTGGGACTTTGCTGCCATCTGGGTGCTCGACACCACCACCATCTGCGGCGGCAACCTGGCCGGACCGCTGGACCTGCCGGGCATCGTGGCCTCGGCGGCCACGGGCAAGGAGCGCAAGAGCGTGCTGCGCCAGGGCGCCGGCCAGGCCTTGAGCTACCAGCCGCTGCAAATCGGCAACGGCGGTACCAACCCCACCTACCTGCTGCTGGACTCAACCGCGCTGGAATTCCCTGGCCAGTACAACGCTGCCAAAAAGCAGGTCACCTACAACTCCGTGGACAACGTGGCCGGCATCACCTACTACGCCGGCGCCTCGGACACCATCAAACACCGCGACTCCGTCGTCTCCAGCCCGAGCAAATACCACTGGCGCATCCACGCCAGCAGCAGCGCCAGCGCAGCCTACGACTTCAACGGCCTGGCCCTGATCGGTGCCGGCGATGTGGTGCTGCGCAACGTCACCACCTTCACCGGGCTGTCCTTCGTTAACTGCACGCTCGTCACGCAAAACAGCGCGCCCGTCACCGCCAGCGTGGTGCGCAACTCAAAAATCCTGTCCAACCTGCCCTCGGCCATCAGCGCCTGCACGTTCACCAGCGGCGGTACCGGCACTGGCAGCGCCATCGAGATCAATACGCCCGGTACCTACACGTTTTCAGGCAACACCTTTACCGGCTACGGCGCCAACGACAGCACTGACGCGGCCATCTACAACAACTCCGGCGGCGCGGTCACGATCAACGTCACCAACGCAGGCAACACGCCGACGATCCGCAACGGCACAGGGGCCACCACCACCGTCAGCAGCGCCATCTCGCTGACACTTACCGGGCTGAAAACCGGCAGCGACATCGTCATTCTGGATGCGGGCTTGACCACTATCCGGGTGCAAGTGGACTCCCACCCATCGGACACCTACATCTACAACTTCACCGCCCCGGGCAACGTAGACATTGGCGTTATCAAGCAAGGGTTTGTCGTTTTCTACATCCGCGGCTTTGCCCTGCCACTGGCCAACACCTCGATTCCGATCAACCAGACTTTCGACCGAAATTACTCCTAAAGGGACTCCACCATGGCAAAAATTACCACCCGCGCCGGGCTCAATGTCGGCACCGAGCTGACCGTCGACGAGACCCTTAAAACCTTCACGCTCAACGTGGCGGGCAACCTGATCGCCAAAGACGGTGTCACGCTGCAGGCGCTGTACTCCAAGTTTGTTGAACTGTGGGCGACAGCAAGCTACCAGGACTCAAGCTTCCCGATGTACGCCATTGATGCTTTGTCCGGCCAATTCCAGTTTGGCACCGACGGCTCGACCTACAACGGCTGGAAGCCCGCCACCGATGCCACCCGCCAGATGCTGCGCGACGGCGGCTGGTCCGAGTACAACAGCTCGGGCACCTTGGCCCGCCAGTACGCCGGCATGGTGGGCCTGGGCGTGGTGTCCACGGGCGCGCAGCTGTACTACCAGCGCGCCGCTGCCGATGCACCCGCTAACTTCACGTTCACCGACCAGGCCAACGAAGGCATCCAGGTGTACGGCGACCTGGCCGCCGACGCCACCACCACCACATTCGACAAGCGCACCTTCTTCAAAGGCTTTGTCCGCGAATACCAAAAAAAGTACAAAGACTCGGTGCTGGCCGACACCGGCAAGACCGCCACCGGCGCCAACCTGGTGAATCTGCTGCTGGCGAATGAAACCGACCTGGACATTTTGGTGGCCGACGCCAGCATCACCGCCTCGCCATACTCGGAGATCAACGTCAAGTACTTCGCCACCGCGTTTGCCAAAGACATCGACCTGATCGGCACGCCGCGCTCCAGCGGCATCGTGATCGATGTCGGCACCCACTCGGGCACCGATGGCGCGGGCGCTGCGGCGGCAGTCGCCATGACCACGGCAGCGGCCGGCATCACCATTGCCACCTACCTGGGCGGCACGCTGCGCATCCACAACGGCGCGGCCAAGGGCCTCTACACCATCAGCGCCACGGGCGGCAGCGCCACCTCGGTGCCGCTGACCACCGGCCTGCTGGGCGCGGCATCGGGGGCCAGCTTCACCTTGCAGCGCGCCACCCCTGTGGCAGCTACCCTGCAGCAGATCTACACCAAAATCCAGTTCCAGCTGCGCCAAAACAGCAACATCAATGCACTGGCCTCGGCCGGCGCGGTCACCGGCAAGACGGCTTCGATCCTGCTCAACTTCGTGGGCAGTGCGCTCAAGGCGGGCTTTTTTGCCCCAACCAACCCCAACGGCGGCGGCACCGGCGTGACATTGCAGGGCTACGCCAGCACCGACGTCAACAGCTTCACTAGCTACGACAACGGCGCAGCCACCCGCGACTACCCGTATGCGGCCGCCGGCACCATCAACTTCAACACCCCGCTGGTGGGCGCAAGCTCCAGTTACCGCCTCATGTTCACAGCCCCACCTGGCGCGGGCAACGATTACGGCGAGTCGGGCGCGATCACGGTCAACAACGTCGCCGGCACGCCGATCACCGGCGCCATCAGCACCAGCTCGATTGCCTTTGACTACGACTACGACGGCAACGTACAGGGCGGGGCCACGGCCGGTACCGACCGCGCCGTGACACTGATCGGCATCAAGCCAGGCACCGGAAAATTTGTAGCCGCCACGGGCACCTTGTCGCGCTCCAAGGCCATCAGCTTGTCCCTGGTGGCCGAAGCCGACCGGGTCTACGCGTAACCCGCTGTGGCCCTGACGTTCGACAGCGCCGCCAAGCGCATCGTGCTCGACAGCGCCAGCACCTCGGCCCAAGCCATCTATGCGGCCTGGGCCGACTGGATGGTGCTGTCAGACAATGCCAAACACCTGCCCGCATTTCGCACGCTGGGCGGCGATGACCTGGGCGGCGGCTTGAGCGTGCCGCCCTACTATTTTTTGATGAACGGCTGGCGGGTTCGCCCCATGGAAGCCAGCCAGACCCTGACCGTCACCGGCAACTTGTTTGTCGACGGCGGCGGCGATGCGGTGGTGAGCACGCTGGGCGTGTTCAATGTGCTGACCAAGTTGGTCGTGCCCACCCTGGCCATGGGCATTGCCACAGGCGGGGGATCCAGCCCGTCGGCCATCGCGGTGCAAGTGCGCGCCGAGCTGGCGGCCGAGCTGCTGCGCATCCTTGAGCTGGCGGCCGTGCATGGGCTGGTTCCTGGCAGCGCCCTGGTGGTAACGCCCACCACCCGGGTGGCTGGCACGGTGCAGCAAACCATCACCGACCTCGGCGGCACCGTCACCGTGGCGCGAAACCCATGAATCCGCTAGCCGTTGCCATGCAGGGTCTGGGCTTTGGCCTGGCCCAGATGGCCCTGCAGGGCTTGCTCAACTTTGTGGCGCAAGAGGTCATCAAATACGAGCAGGGCGGGGGTGGCCTGGCCCGCCGCCGGGCACGCCGCATCACCCCCGATTGGGTACCGGCGGCACCGCTAGAAGAAGACGAAGCGCTGCTGCTGATCGGCCTGTTTTAAATTGTCTCAATTTTCCGGGAAATGAGACAGTCGCCCGCCCAACATAGGCGGCATGACAGAGAAAAACCGCTTTTTACCGACCCAGCTGCGCGCCGCGTCCATCGCGCCGTCCACCTACAACGCTGCAAACCGTACCGTTGAAGTCGTCTGGACCACCGGCGCCATCGTGCGGCGTATGGACTACTGGTCCGGCCAGGCGTATGACGAAGAACTGGTGGTCGACGTATCGGCCATCGACATGACGCGTCTAAACAATGGCAGCGCCCCCGTTCTCAACACCCACAGCAGCAACACCCTGGACGACGTCATCGGCGTAGTCGAGCGCGCCTGGGTCGCCAACGGCGAAGGCCGCGCCGTGCTGCGCCTGTCCGAGCGCGAAGAAGTCGCCGGCCTGGTGCGTGACATCGAGTCGGGAATCATCAAAAACATCAGCTGCGGCTACAACGTCCGCAAATACGAAATCACCAGCGCCGCCAACCGCACCGACGGCGGCACCGTCCCGCTGTACCGCGCCGTGGACTGGGAGCCGGCCGAATTGTCCTTCGTGGCCATCCCCGCCGATGCTCTCAGCGGCACCCGCAGCGACACCGCACGCGGCGCTGATTGCCAATTTTCTCTTTCTGCAGCACCCGCTGTCAACCAACGGGCAGCTGCCCATATCACCCTCCAGGAGTCTTCAATGGATCCAGTTATCGAAGCCGGCGGCGCACCCGCAACGCCCGTCATCATTGCCGCTACGCCGCCTGCTGTTGCCATCGACACCCGCGCCGCCGACATCACCGACCTGTGCGTGCGCCACGGCACCCCCACCCTGGCCTCCGGCATGATCCGCAGCGGCCAGACGCTCGACCAGGCCCGCGCCGCCGTGCTGACCGAACTTGCCGTGCGTGACGCCCAGGCCGGTGGCCACCGCAACGTCTCCAGCATCCAGACCGTGCAAGACGGCATGCAAGTGCGCATGGCCGGTATCGAGCAAGCCATCCTGCACCGCATCGCCCCAGGCACCAAGATTGACGACAACGGCCGCCAGTACCGGGGCATGAGCCTGATCGAAATCGGCCGCGACTTCCTGGAAGCGCACAACGTCCAGACGCGCGGGCAAGACCGCATGCAGCTCGCCGGCTCCATCCTGCATTTCCGCGCCGGCGGCATGCACGGCTCGTCCGATTTCTCCACCCTGTTCGCCAACGTCGCCAACAAGCGTTTGCGCAATGCCTACGACGAAAACCCCGGCACTTACGCCCTGTGGGCCCGCCGCGCACCGAACGCACCGGACTTTAAAAACCTGTCGGTCGCCCAGCTGTCCGGCGCGCCCGACCTGCTGCAGACCAACGAGCACGGCGAATTTAAATACGGCAAGATGACCGACGGCGGCGAATCCTACGCCGTGCTGACCTACGGCCGCATCGTCAGTCTGACGCGCCAGGCCATCGTCAATGACGACCTGCGTGCCTTCGAGCGCCTGGTATCGGCCTTTGGTTTTGCCGCCCGTCGCCTGGAAAACCGCACCGTTTACGCCCAGCTCACGGCCAACGCCGCGTTGGCCGATGGCGTGGCACTGTTCCATACCACCCACACCAACCTGGGCAGCGGCGCAGGCAGCGTGCTGCAAATGTCGGCGCTCACCACCGCACGCACCGCCATGCGCCTGCAAAAAGGCCTGGCCAATGAAGAGCTGAGCCTTGCGCCCAGCTACCTCATCGTTCCTGCCGCGCTGGAACAAACCGCCTACCAGCTCACTAGCACCAGCTACGTGCCCGCCAAGCAAAGCGACGTGAACGAATTCCGCACCGGCGGCCGCACCGCGCTCGAAGCCATTGTTGAACCCATCCTGGACGGCAACAGCGCCACCGCCTGGTACCTGGCCGCTGCCAACTCGCAGGTCGACACCGTCGAATACTGCTACCTCGACGGCGCAGAGGGGCCCATGATCGAAAGCGACGTCGGCTTCGAGACCGACGGCATCAGCTACAAATGCCGCCTCGATTTCGCCGCCAAGGCCATCGACTACCGCGGCGTCTACAAAGCCGCCGGCGTCTAACCGCCACGCCCCGCGCCGGGGGGCACCCCCCCCCGGCTGCAAACCCCACCCCTTGATTTCTGGAGAAATGCATGAAGAATTTTGTACAAGCTGGCAGCATCCTTGCCCTGATCGCTCCCTACGCCCTGGCCAGCGGCGACGGCCTGCTGATCGGCTCCCTGTTCGGCGTTGCCACCAACGCCGCAGCCAGCGGCGCAGCAGTCGAAGCCTATGTCGATGACGGCGTAGTGGCCCTGACCTGCCTGTCCACCGACACCGGCACCGTCGGCACCAAAATGTACTGGGACAACACCAACAAGCGGCTCACCACCACACTGACCAGTAACTCGCTGGTCGGCGTGTTGACGGTGGCCAAACTGGCTGCGGAAACCACCGCCACCGTCCGTCTGAACGGCGTCTCGGTCTAAGCCGCATTGCCATGACCGCCCCGTTCGCCGCCCTGGAAGCCCGCCTGAACAGCGCAGTAATGCGCCGCTTGGCGAACACCGTGGCAACGCTGGACGGGGTAACTGTGTCCGGCATCTTTGACCAGGCCTACGTCTCCGCGCTGGACGTGGCCAGCATCGGCCCCGGCCTGCTGCTGGCCACGGCGGATACCAAAGCCGTGCAAATCGACACCTCCCAGGTCCGCATCCTTGATGGGCCCTACGCAGGCCCTGCCTACACCGTGCGCGGCATCGAACCCGACGGCACCGGCCTTACTGTGCTGCGCCTGCGCAAAAGCTAACCGCCATGGCCCACGTACAACAACAAATCCTCGACGCCCTGCAGGCCGCCCTGGCCAGCGCAGGTACCGCCGCTGCCGCCCGGGTCTACGTCGAGCGGGTCGACCCCTTGCCGCAAACCCAACTGCCCGCCCTGTTGCTGGAAGAAGCCGAAGGCGGTGAAACCATCGGCGAGCTGCTGTTGGACGGCACCCAAGAGCGCATCTACGCCATCACCATCGCCTGCGCCGTCCAGTCCGCCAGCAACTACGGCGCCCAGGCACGGGCCCTCGGCCTGCAAGTCGAGCAGCTGCTGGCCTCGGACACCCTGGCCATGGCTCCGCTTATTGCCCTGTGCTCCGGCGGCATCCGCCTGGCCGCCGTGCGCATGGCCACCACGGGGGAGGGCGAGCAAACCCTCGCCGTCCGCCTGCACACCTGGCTATTCACGTATTTCGCCCACCAGGCCCGCCCTGACACCGCTCTCTAACTTTTTTCTAAGGACACCCCATGGCAATCCCCAAAGGCCGCAACTGCCGCATCGAAATCGCCGCCACCTACGGCACTGCAAAACCCGTCACCGCCGTCACCAAGGCCAAGCCCGGCGTCGCCAGCAGCGCCGCCCACGGCCTGGCCAACGGCAGCATCGGCTACTTCACCAACGTTGTCGGCATGGACGAACTGCAAGACCAGGCCGCCTCTGTCAGCAACCAGGCCACCGGCACCTTTGAGCTGCAAAAGCTCAACACCACCAGCTACGGCAGCTTCGTCTCCGGCGATTTCATTCCCGTGCTGACCTGGCTCACACTGAGCAAGTCCACCGGCTACGAAATCCCCAACGCCGAGACCGACAAGCTCGACGCCACCACCCTGCTCGACACCATCAAGCAGCAAGAGGCAGGCCTGCTGGCTGCCCAAAGCGTCACCATCAACAGCTTCAGTGATGCCCAGGCGGCCGCTCTCGACATCCTGAACGACGCCGCCATCACGGGCCAAAAAGTGGTAGTCCGCATCACCCTCTCCAACGGTGAACGCCGCATCTGGCGCGGCGAACCCAGCCTGCCCGGCGAATCCTTGAGCGTTGGCCAGCTCGCCAGCGCCAGCCTCAGCGTTACCGCCAAAGGCCGCATCGGCTTCCTGCCATCCACGTTCTAAGCATGTCCGCCACCCTCATCGCCCGCATGCGGGCCCAGCGCCAAAGCTGGGTAGACGTTGCGCCTGGCAAGCGCATCCAGATCATCCGCCCGCACGAATCCGCCCTGGGCGAGTTTTTGGCGCCCGGCTCCGGTAACGGCCTGCAGGCCGACCTGGCGCATGTCGTCAAGTACACCACCGACTGGGAAGGCATCACCGAAGCCGACCTGCTGGGCGCAACCGTAGGGGCGGCCGATGCAATCCCCTTCAACGCCGAGCTCTGGGCCGAAACCTGCGCTGACCGCACTGACTGGATCCGCGCAGTCGCCGCCCAACTGCTCGATGCCATCGTGGCCCACCAGCAAGCCAAGGCCGATGCTGCAAAAAACTAGCCGCCCTGCTGGACTGGCAATCCGGCATCCAGTACGAGGGCGAGCTAGCACCCACGGCCACGCCCGCGCAGCGCACCGCCATCGTGGCCTGGAACCACCTGGCCACCGGCAACGGCGGCATTGACTGGGCGGGCCTGCCCTATATCGCCGAACTGCTTGGCATTGACGACCCCGCAGCCCTGCTAGAGCAGCTCTACAGCATCAAACACCACCCCCGACCGGCAGACAACCATGGCCCTGGCCTCAATTCCCCTTAACGTCGAACTCTCGGCAAAAATTGCAGGCTTCCAGCGCGACATGCAAGCCGGCGTCGGCATCGCGCAAACCAGCGCCAAGTCGATTGCCGCTGCCTTCGCCGGTGCCTCCACCGCCGTCACCGCGCTGGTCGGCGGCGCATTTGTGGCCAGCATCAGCGCCATGGTCACCTCCAGCGCCACCGCTGTGGACAGCTTTAACGACCTGCACGACGCCACCGGCGCCAGCATTGAGAACATCAGCGCCCTGGACCGCATCGCCCGCGAGACCGGCGGCAGCTTCGACACCGTGGCCACCAGCCTGGTCAAGTTCAACGGCGT